TATGTGCAATTCATTGATCCATTAAAAGGAGAAAAATAGTGAAAAATAAATTTACTAAAGAAGAAGCTCACAACAACATTTGGCAAGGTCTACTTGACCTATGTGATACAGCCAAAGAATCAGGGCTTGGTGTTCCACATATTGTTTTTCTAGGAATACAATTTTTTACACAACTGGCTGTTGATTGTGCGCCCAACGAAGCAGAAGGAAGAAAGCTAGTTAAAGAGGCTGCTGAAGAGGTAAAACCAGAAAAAGATTTTGAAAAATTTAAGGAGAATGCATCATGAGTAGACTAGGAGATTTTTTAATAGACGTTAAGTCTGATTCAGAATTTGTCATAAGCACTTGTAGCAGCTTCGAGGAGTTTTGCAAAAGAATGAAAGACATTAATGACTTGTACTTACCAAGCGCATTGTCAGACTTATGGGAAGAACATGTTGGTTCTACTGAAGATAACACCGTGAACTTTCACGACAGGAGACCAAGATGAGCTTATTGGACACAGTAGAGACAGGAATCAAAGTGCCAGCACTTAAGATAAACATATCAGGAACCGATGGCATAGGTAAGTCTACCTTTGGTTCACAAGCACCCAAGCCTATCTTCATTAAGACTGAGGACGGAACTAACTTTATCGATGTTCCTTCCTTCCCTTTGTGTAAAAGCTACGATGACATCGTTAAGCAGATACAAACATTGCACGATGAAGACCATGACTATAGAACCCTGGTGTTTGATACAACTGATTGGGCTGAGAAGTTAGTGCAACAGAAGGTATGTCAAAATCATTCAATCAAATCAATTGAGGCCCTTGGCTTCGGTAAAGGTTATACAGAGTCAGCGGAGTTATATCGCAGACTTTTACAAATGTTTGATGGGTTACAAGAAAAAAAGATGCACGTCATCTTGCTTTCTCATGTAGCCATTAGAACTTTCAACGATCCAGAGCGTGAGCCCTACGATCGTTGGGAAATGAATCTACACAAGAAAGTATCAGCAATGATACGAGAATGGGTAGACTTCAACTTGTTTGCAAACTACGAGGTATCAACTCGTACAAGTGGGCAAGGTTTCAAGGAATCAACCAGAGCTGTGTCATATGGCAAGCGAAAGTTGTTTCACAAATACGCAGCAGCCTTTGATGCTAAATCTAGAGTCGACTTGGGAAACCTCCCATTAGACTTAGATTGGGATGCATTTATGACTGCTTTTAAAGAATCTTTAAAATCTAAATAGGAGAAAAACAATGTCTGATTTTGAAATTAACCTAACTGACGTAGACGATCTAGATACTAGTTCGATAGGTCCCATGCCAGCCGGCGATTATGAAATGGTTGCTAAAACCTGGGAGTCAAGAACTGCCAAAAGCAGTGGTCATAAAATGATCAACATAACTTTTGAAGTTGTTGGCCCTAAGTTTGCAGGCAGAAAAGTTTGGGAAAACTTTATGCTTGAAGGCAATGGCTTGAATGTATCCAAAGGCAAACTTCGTAACTGGAGAAAAGCCATGGGTATGGATCCCGATGTCGAAAACTTTGGCCTAGAGGCACTCGAAAGCATGATGAACATATGTTTTCATGCAACGCTTCGCATAGAAGAAGGCAACGACAAGGGAGACGGAACAAAGTGGGATGATAAAAATGTTATTGGTAAGTTCGCCGCAGGGACTGCCAGTGCAAAACCTTCATCCCCTTCGCCTGCTCCAGCAGAAAAGTCATCAGACGATGACGGGTTTGACTGGGACAAGTAGATGGATTTCATCAAGGAATTGCATAGCCAGGTCGACATATTAAAGAGAGATGGCGATTCTGTAGATGAAACAACCGAGAGAGTATCTAAAGCTTTGCTTGACCTGGGCTATGCCTTGGCTACTCCTCGCCTTATTAGAGATAACGTTAAGTATTATCTCAAAGAAGACAATTGGGAGAATTATAACCCAATTGATTATATTACATAAGCAATGCCGGGCAATTCATTGCCGGTTTATTAGCAACTTTGAAATCCAGTTGTTTGCTGTGAGGGTTTCACTTTTTTTGGAGAAAAAAATGTCAATAAATACCAGAGAGGCAAAGGCCTTGATTACCATGGTGGAATCTTTGCTAGATTCTTTAGATCAAACATTCGACAGCCTGCCGTTTGAAATAGATCAAAAAGTAAAAGATGCTAAACTAACCTTACTAAACGTGGATACAAAAGATGAAAAAGAAAGCAGATTTACTGTATTTTTTAGGAAGTATGGAGCATGAGCAATAAAACTTTAGAAGAAATTATATTTAGCAGTGCTATTTATAAAGAAGCACAAGAAAATTTTTTATTAACAGGTTTGCAAGGTGCAACTGAAACTATGTTAACACATCTTGGTGGTCAACTTTATTATCCAACGGTGTCTAAAACTGGCGAAAAAAGAGAAGATACAGATTTTAATAAAATATTTACTGAATTAGTTGCTCGTCAATTATTAGCTGATCTTAAAAAAGGTTTAACAACTAACAATTTAGATTCTATTGATATTAGTAAATTAACAAATGGAGAATAATAAATGAGCAAAGATAAAAAATATTCTTTAGACAAGAAAACATCCGATACAGTCATGCAGGATTTATCCATGTGCATCGATGATTGGGACAGACAAGACTTAGATACTGCAACAGCAGTTATGACTGTTTTAAAATTTACCATAGACATGTCGTTTAACTTTACAGAAGATTCTTATGAGGCCATGGAGCTAATATCAACTGTAATAAACGAGAAGCTTGATATTAATTCAGTAGAAGATTTAGAGTTTCTTTTAAGATCGCCCAGAAGCACTGAAAAAAAAGTTGTCCATTGAAACTTCGATACTACCAAAGGGATGCAATAGACTCCCTGCATCATTGGTTTAAAACAAAACCAACCAACGAACATGCTTTACTTGCATTGCCCACAGCAGCTGGCAAGACGATTATCTTTTCTCACTTCATTAAAGAAGTATTAGCCAAAGATCCTAACGCCAGGTTTATTGTCCTAGCACATAGAAAAGAATTGGTTTCTCAAGCTGAGAGCAAACTAAAGATGGTATGGCCCGATGCGCCGGTAGGCGTTCTAGCGGCTGGGATGAAACGCTTTCAACACGATGCCCAAGTATTGGTTGCCAGCAGAGATACCCTGGCATCTCCCAAGAGACTTGCCAAGGTTGGTAAGTTTGATTACATGATCATTGATGAGGCACACAACGTGCCACCCACATCACACACCAGGTATCAAAAGATTATTACTGAGCTGTCTGCTCGTGGCGATATGAAAGTTATGGGTTGCACTGCTACGCCTTATCGCATGGGCCAAGGCTACATCTATGGAGATCGTAAGGATCATTTCTTTAAAGGCATTGCTTACTCTATATCTATTCCAGAGCTTATTAGAGATGGTTACTTGTCACGCTTATCAGCTTACGCTGTTAACGATAAAGCCATCATTGATGCAGGATCGGTTAGCTTAAAGTTTAAGAATGGAGACTTCCGGGAAAAAGAATTAGAGCAAGTGGCCATGGTGGATGAAACCATAATCGAAGTTGTAAGTGACTGGCTTGACAATGCTTACACAAAAGGCAGGACAGCCACTGTATTCTTTTGCGTATCGGTATTGCATGCCCAGAAGATGACTCAGTATTTAATTCAATATGGAATCAAAGCTGCTGTAGTTACAGGGGAAACGCCCAACATAGAGAGAGACAAGATACTTGCTGACTTTGAGTCTGGAAAGATCCACGCCCTATGTAATGTGGGCGTTCTAACTGAAGGCTGGGACGCTCCAAGAACAGATTGCATAGCACTGCTTAGACCGACACAAAGCATTGGTTTGTATGTGCAGATGTGTGGGCGAGGCATGAGATTGCATGACGATAAGAGCAACTGTTTGTTATTAGATTATGGGGAGAACGTTGCGCGCCATGGCTGTTTAGACGAAGTTACTCCAGAAGAAAATGTACAAGGCAGATACCATCCTAAGATTTGTGCTGCCTGCAATGCCATTAACTCTCCTGCTGCTAAAGAATGCATTGAGTGTGGCCAGGTCTTTGAGTCCAAGCAAATTAAATCTTTGTGGACTAAGAAAGAAAGAGAGGTAGCCAAGCGAACCAAAGCTGAAAGACAGGCTGTTCTCTCTGATGAGAAAGCCAAAGCTAAACCAGTTATGAAACCCATAACAGACATCTATGCAGCTGTTGTTAAGTCTAAGAATGGCAGCGATTACTGCCAAGTAATATTTACAATCAAAGACGAGTTCTTTCCCAGAAAGATGCCATTGATGTTTGGCCACCCTACCGCACACAACATGGCAGTGCGTAAATGGAACAAGATTACTACTGAATGGGGATCACCAAAGCAAGCTTGGATGGCTGCAGAGCTTATAAACAACGGAGCTTTTGATACAATATCTGAGATTGTTTTACAAAAACAAGGCAAGTATGAGAACGTTGTTGGTATTAAAACCAAGAAAAATGAGGAGATAGTTTTATGACCAAGATACACGAGTTACTTGATGAAGTTGAGTTACAAGAAAAGCAACACCAGAGATTCTATTTAGGGATCAGTGGCATTGGCAATCCTAACCAGCGATTGGTTTGGTTGCGGTATCGTTGGCTCATGCCTAACGATTGGGAGCCCAGAGTCTTGCGCTTGTTAGATCTTGGCAACGTGGTAGAGGATGACTTGATTAAGAAGCTAAGAAAGATACCTGGGGCTTCCATATATGACGTTGACAGCCATGGCAAACAGTTTGAGACTGAAGCATTGGGTGGGCACGTTAAGGGCCACATAGATGGCGTGGGTCGCAACTTTCCAGGCATGGACGCAGACAATCCATACCTTCTAGAATTCAAAACAGCCAACGACAGTAGGTTCAAGAACTTAAAAAAGCTGGGCAGTTATTGTGAATGGTCAGATGAATACGAAGCCCAGTTACATTTATACATGGGCTTGTTTAACTTTAAGCACGCCATAGCCATTGTTTATAATAAAAATAACTCAGACTTATATACCGAAGTAGTTGAGTATGATAAAATCCTGTTCGATTCTTTGATGGACAAAGCTAAAGACATTCTTACGAGAGAAGATCCACCAGAAAATTATATACCAGAGACTGATTACCGCATTCGTAGCTTCATGACTCCGAAGCAACAAGCATCTTATTTGGGGAGAGCACTGCCTGAAAACATCCATTGTCGCTCATGTCGATTTGCAAAGATTGATATGGACAAGGGAGACGCACATTGGCATTGCGATCAACACGATAAAAAGATTAGCAGTGATCGGCAGCTTAAAGGTTGTAGTCTTCATAACTATATCCCAGAGCTAATACCTGCGGTGATGATTGAGAAAGACAAAGACGTGGTGGTGTATGAGAAGGATGGTTTTAGATTTGTTAATGTTCCGGAGGCCAAGAGCTCAACAGACAATAACTTTTATTCCAGCAAAGAATTGATTCAAGTAGTAAACGCTGGGTTTCCTACAGAACTGTTAGAAAAATCTGACAACATTAAGAGACTATTAGATGGCACATTACTTCAAATCAAACCCTGGGTGGAAACCGGAGTTCCCTTCTAGCCTTTTGGTTTTTTTATTACGAGTATTTCTGTGCCTGGGTACAGTGCCTCTACTAATTTCTTCTTCAATCTAAACATAGGGGTTTCAATCCCCTTGGTGTCCTCTACTATCATAGCCCCTTCGCTGTTCTTGTATCTGAAGTCAGCCTTGTAAAGACAAACTTTTTTATCGTTGACCACACATGGGAAGGGTGGGTGTATCTCTATGTCAGAGATAAGGCCCATAGATTCTAATTCTTTTAAATGATTGTACCGGGCGCCTTCTAACTTGCTGTCAAAAGTAATGCCATCGATCGTAACTTTCTTTGCGTTGTATTTGTTGAACAAACTATGGTGTTCCCAGTATTTTTTTCATCTCTTCTTCTCTGAGAACATCTGATGCCCTTCTAATTGGAGGAGGAGTTGGTTGCGAGCGAGGATCTGAAAATTGTCCTTGTAAGCTTTGACCAGTTAGATCCATTTGAGCTTCTAACAAATCACCTACCGGTACAACTTGCCCAGCTTTGTTTGGTGTTTGTTGTCTTGAAAATGCTAGAACGTCTGGATTTATTTCACTCGGTCTAAATAAACCCAACATAACTTGATCTCTGTTAGCTACTTTTGCAATTTTTAATTGTTCTCTAATTTCATACTCTTCCAAACCAAGTGTTCTTGCGTCTTCAATTGCTGTATAAAGAGTTCTTAATGAATTGTATCTATCTTCGTTTGTATTAATGTAACCCTGAAGAAAATCTTCAGCATCTCTTCTGCTGTTTGATCTAAGCAACCTATTAAATTCATTGGTGGTTTCTCTAATAGCTCTTTTAGATTCTGCAGCTTTATAATACAACGACTTTTCTAATTGAGGCCTTACAGTTTTAACGCCAGTAAAAGCTGCTGTTAAAGTTTCTGCAACATCAATGGGTTTGCCTTTTGGGCTAATTAAATCTTTTTCTCCTGTAGCAAGAGCAGCAACAGCGGTTATAAAATCTTTTTGTACTATTTGAGTTCCATCTGCATCAACTTGAAATGTAACAGGCAATGATGTTGGTGCTATTGAATTGAAAACATGTATAAATTGTTTAATGCTTTTTTCTCCCAACATATCTGCTTCGTTGTAAATAGTTTTACCAGTTGATGTTCTTCCCTCTTTGGCCTCAAGAATTGCATTAAAACCAAGACTTGGAGATACAAATGGATCTGCCATTTCTCCTATCGCGTCTGCTGTTGAATTAGCAGCTATGCTCATTAAGCTTGCTTCGTTTCTATTGCCTTCTGAAATAGCATTAAATACAGCCTTAACAGGTCTTTGTAAGAAATCATAAGGATTGGTGTAACTATAATTAATAAATCCTGTAACGTTTCCAGAGGCATCTGTTTCAGTTGGAATCATAGTCGCTGTTTTTTCCCAAGGTGCTGCAAAGGATCTTTTGTATGCATCTATTTGTTCTTGTTCTGCACCTGTTAAAAGTTTTCCTGTTTCAACCAATCCTACTGGCAAGCCAATAGTTGTTCCCAGTGCTGAAGTCAATCTTCTCATTCCTACTTTTTGTAATTCAGAGTTAGTGCTTGCCAGCTCTTTAATGGCTCTTTGAAGAGTATTACCAGTGTTTCTAAATATTTCAGCAGGGAAAGCAGTAAAGTTACCAATTAAGGGAATAAATTTTAACTGTTTAATTAACTCAGGAACTCTTGAATAAGTTGGAGTTACATTTAAAGCTATGTCAGCACCTTCGCCTTTAATAAATTTTTCTACCACATCATCGCCAGCTGCTTTTAATTTTCCAACATTTATTACGGCTTCCCTTCCAGTAGGCCCAAGTTCAATCAACTCTCTTATTTTTGGATCAGTAAAGTTTTTAACAGCAGAAACTGGGACTACAGCATCGTCTGCTGAATTAGCAATTACTTTTGTAAGCTTTGACTGTTCGCCATTCCAGTTTACCCACCTGGCTGCATTATCTGATCCTGTATAAACCCTCTCAATTGGTTTTAAAGCAGTATCTCTAACTTTTTGTAACCGAGCAGTTACCCCCATGCCTTTTAATCTTTCAAGTAAAGGAACGTTTTGAGTTGAATAAGAACCGACATCAGCTATTTCTTGTAACTGAAAACCTCTTGAAACATTAATTCCATAATCTTTAGAGTCTTTAAGAGATTCTGCAAATTTTGTTTTTCCTCTTGGGTCCAATACACCAGCGAATGATTTTTTAAATGCATCTACAAAGTTTCCAGAAGGACCAAGATTGCCATTCATCATAGCCATAACTGGCACACTGGTATTGTTTCTTATGTGAGCACCAAAAGATAATAGTGTTTTGTTGTATTGTCCAACTGTTTTTAACGCTAATAAACCTTTGTAAGCATTGGCTAAAATATCAGGTACATTTTTTGTAATGTCAAAAGATGTTTCTTCTAAAGCTTTAACAAAATCTTTTGGAGCATACATGTCTTTTAGAGCTCCTTGTTTTTCTCCAAATTTTACATATGTAACTTTTCCTCCTGTTTTGCTTAAAGGATCTACTATTTCAATATTAGGAACCAATCCTTTAACTTCTCCTTTGTTTGTAAGCGCTTCTGGTTCTCCTCCTAATTTTTTTAAGTCATCAGAACTTTTTAAGAAAGTTGTTGTGCCTCTTATTTTTGCTGTGTCATTAAGCGCTTTTATGTCATCAAAAGCTTTTATGTCTCCTACTAAAGTTGCAATTTTAGTCATGGTTGCAACAGCTCCAAGAGATTCATCTTCTAAAGCTGTTTTCCACTCAGAGCCTTTTTTGTAATTTAAAGGAGTAATCTCACCTAAAGCTTCTCTAATTTCAGGCAAGTTTTTTAATTTTTTTCCTTTTAATAATCCAGTATTAATAATATTGTTTGCATATCCTTGCGAAGTTTTTTCGCTTCCAGCTACTGCAAAAGTTTCAGGATTTCCTATTTCTTTAAAAATTGATTCTGCTTTAGATCTAGGATTGTCAAATTTTTTATTTAATTCAAATATTTCTACTATTTTATTAAGGGCTCTGTCGTATACTTCAGGCGCTGGTTTAAAATTTCCTTTATCTAAAATTTGTCTATACAGGGTTGTTCCATACATGCCTATGTTTTCTTTTAATGATTTTTGAAAAGCCTCGTCAAGAGTCTCATTTGCTATTGTAGTTGCGCCTTTTTTTCCAGCAAGCAAATCTAATAATAGTTTTTGCTCTAAAGAAAATAACTCTTTATTTTTTCCTAAAATAGAAGACAAGTGATTGTCTGCATCTATTCCTAGTTCTTTATAGTCTATTTTATTGCCATCGCCTTCAAAAGATTTTATTTTTTTAAAAGCTTCATCTTGAATTTCTTTCATTTTGGCTTTTTTAGCATCGCCAGTAAGACCAGGGGAGTTTCTTTCAACAACAGTTAAGGGAGTTCTGTAAGCTGTAATAGATTTTACTAACTCTAAAGAATCATTAGCGTTTAACTTTCCACCATCTTTTGCAGCTTGTAATACGGTTCTTTGAATTTTATCCATGTTATCGCTAATTTCTCCAGCAAGATTTACAGCATATCCTTTTTGCGCTTGAGTCACATCCATGATTGCTCTGTTGTTTTTTGCTGTTTGTTGATACTCTCCGCCATAGGTAAACATCTTTCTAATCCAATCCCATGAATTTTTATCTGCTTTTTCAGCAGCAGCTACAGCTCCAAATTTATTATCTACACCTTTGGCTAATGCGTTAAAGTAAGGTGCGGCTAAATCTAATCCACCGCCAGCAAGTTTTACAGCACCACCTAAAACTTTAGGAGCTCCATAAACAAACGCTGATGTCTCACCAAAAACTTGCAGTCTTTCTTTAAATCTAGCTGCAGCTGCTTCTCTGCCTTGAAGGTTTTTAATTCTTTCTTCATCGCTTTCCTTATCAAAGATATCTGCGAAGGTATCAATATTGTCTGTGGCTACTGCAGCATCGACTGCGCCCACAGCTAATATTTGTTTTGCTTTGCTTAAACCAGATAGGGCTTTTACTGTGCCAAGGCCAGGCACACCAAATTGAAATAACATTTCTACTGTCTTGCCAGCTGTTCCTTCTACGTCTGGTTTAACAGTTTCAAAAAATTCATTAACTTTGTCAGTTGAGTCTGTATTAAATAAAAGATCTATGCCAGTCGTTGGAAGTGTAGCAGCACCTTGTACTGCTCCAATCACCCCGGCAAATGGGGCCTTTCCTATGTTTCCGAGAGTAGATGAAGTTGATCCACCTCTAGATTTTCTTTTTTGAAAGTCTGCAGCCTTTCTTTTTATTTCCTCTGGATCATTGCTGTCAATAAAGACATTAGTCCCATCTGACAATGTTACGGTAGGCATTAACTTCCATCACCTGTAACTTTTTCTCTCACTGCTTCTAAATTTTCACCAGCATCTAAATACATTTGATACAATGTTGAAGGAGCAATTGGCATTCCTAAAGCTTCCCCTTCTGTAGCTGGTTTTTTGTAAACCTTATCATCATCTTTAACATTATCACCATAAATAGATTTTTTTAACATTCTTTCCACAGCCATCATTTCTGTTTCTAGTTCAGTAGCAGTTAAAGGTTTTGCGCTTCTTGAATACTTTTTAAAAGCATTTAATAACTCTGGATCTTTTGATAATTTATCCATTAATTTAAGTTGATCAGGTATTTCTCCCTCTTGCCTAATGCCTTCTGCCATTGCTGCTTCACCAAAATCTACAAAAGCATTTCTTGGCACAAAGCCTTCAGTTGGTTTAGCCATTGCTATAAATCCTGCCATCATTTGTTGTGCAAACTCTGGGTCTGATGCTATTTTATCTGTGTAGCTTTTTGGAAAGGATGCAAGATAGTCCATAAAGTTAGGCGTATCTCTTCCTGCTTCTCGTGCTCTAGCCATTGAGTTTTCAAGGTGAAACTCTCTTAATGACTCTGATTTTTTAACTTTTGCTGCATCCTCGCTAGAGTCTTGATACTCTATCTCTGTTTCTTTTTTCTTACCAAATGGGTCTAGATAATTATATCCCATTGTTCCAGCAGTTCCATAGACTCCTGCTCTAACAGCTCCTCGGCCTATGCCGCCAACACCACCCAATGTTTCAAGAACTTTTTTACCCAGTCCAATTGGAGCGCCTGCTATATATTTAAATTCTGGAGGTAAAATTGGTTCTTTAACAGGAGCATCTTTTGTTACACCAGTTTCTTCCTTAGTATCTTTTTTCTTTTTAGTATCTGGTTTCTTTTTATCTACGTCTGCGCCTTTTCCTTTTGCTTCTTTTTTAGTTACTTTCTTGTAGTAGTCTTTACCACCTTTTAGTATTCCTTTACCAATTTTTACCAAACCACCTAAAAAGTATTCAGGTATTTCATTTGAGTAATTAGCTATCCCGCCATTAGCCATCATCATAGGTTCTTGTGGCATCATGTCAGCAATTCCACCACCTTGGTATCTAGTAATCTCTGGAGTATCTATTGCTGTGCCTCTAATCATTTGGCCTGCTATTCCTTTAGGAGAACTTCCAACACCTTGTGATGCACCATAAGCTTCAAAGACTTGTCCCATTTTTTCTAAAAAGCTTTTCTTTTCCTTTTCTTCTTCGGTAAGGTTTTCATCTTTTTCATCTTCTTTTTCTGTTTCTTTTTTGTTTGCTTCATCAACATCTTCTTGTGCATCGTCTACTGCATCATTGCTAAATATATCTTTTATATAGTCTACAGCTTGAGTTCCATAGTATTTTCCAGCATCTACAACATCTTCAAAATCTATTTCTGGATCAATGGCTATATCTGCGCTAATACCAGCGACTGGCCCTCCTATATTTAGAATGCCTTTTGTTACTTTTTTGTCTAAAATATTTTCTGCTGGACCAGCTTTTTTTATTTTGTTAGCAACTCTTGCAGCTTTAATGCCTTTATTAGCAGCAGCGCCGGCAGGTCCAGCAAGATACAAAGGAAGCGTTGCATACTCTATTGGATCAGTGTAATCAAAAATATAATCTTTAAATTGTTCGTTTCTTTTGCTCAATCCTTCTTTGGTATATCTTTCTTTAGCCTTTTCAGGGTCAGTAGCATACTCATATGCAGCCATCGGAAGACTAGCCATTGGGCCATATTCTTTAAAAAAATCCATCACGCCGCCAAAAAAACCTTTGTCTTTTTCGACTAAGTCTCCATCTTCGTATCTTCTTGGTTGCAGTCCTGATGTTATACCTCTCATGAGAAGAACGACCCAATTGCTGATAATAATTGTGTTCCAGTACCAGGCTGCTGATATGAACCACGTTGATATGCGCTTGTACCAGTTCCACCAGATAGACCACCCATTGGTGAGCCGGCAAGCAATGCTTGTCCAGTTTGCAATCTTTGTAATGGCTCGTTGGCAAGTTGATTTGCTCCAGCAAACTGTCTTGATAGAGCTGCTTGTTGAGTTTGTTGTCCTTGCTGACCTAATTGGTTCAACATGTTTACTTGGTTGCCCAATTGATTTTGTCCTTGCAATCCTAGTCCTGCAATGCCTTGGCCTATTTGACCGTATTGTTGACCAACACCACTTAATGCTTGAGCAGATCCAATTTGTTGTTGTCCTAGTCCAGCCATTTGAGAACCAAGTCCTGCTTGCTGAGAACCTATTTGAGCTTGTTGTTGACCTAATCCTGCTTGAATTCCTGCCAATCCTTGTTGAGCACGTCTTTGACCTTCAAACGCTTGTTGCGCTTGATTTTGAGCTTGACCAAAGCCAGCACTTCTAATGCCAGCCACAGCCTCACTCGCGCCACGTCCTGTCTGTCGGGCAAGTTCCTCTTGGGATATGCGGCCACGAGATCCACCAAACGCACCTTGAGATACAGCTCTGTCTCTAAGACCTATGTCTGCTTGCGATGATTGCCTGTTGATGTCTTCTAATGTTTGTTGAACAACTTGATCTTCGTAAGGGTTAAAAAAACTTTGACCCATAGATGGGTCGTACATTCCTGTTGCACCCATAGCGCTTTGCTCTGCTCTACCCAATGCACCTAAACCACCTTGAATGGTTTCAGCACCTTGACCAATAAAACTTTCTGCTTGAGGCATAAATCTGTCTGCATCTCTAATTCTTTGTTGAGCTTCTTCCGCAGATCCTCTCTGCTGACCAAAGAGGCCGCCTGCTTGATCTAATTGACCTTGAAAGTTTCCTAACTGTCCTGCTTGTTGACGAGCTTGTATCTGTAATGGTGTAAGTCCCGCTGTTTGCTCAATGGGAATGTCTCTTTCTCTTGATATAAGACCCTCGTATTCACCTGGCGATCCAAAATAAGATCCTAATAATCTTCTAGAGTAATCCTCCATGTACGGAGAAACAAAAGAATAACCAGTTTGTGGCGTTGTTATAACGTCAGCTGGAGGTCCTTCTACTGTCTTGCTGCTAAAAGTACTCATGATTTATACCTCTTTGCCATTTCTTCGGCTTGTTTTTGATAATCGTACATCTGACGTGCACCCAATAATCTTTGTTCGTATTCATCTTGTGGGTTGGCTCCTGCCATAATGCCCATGCCTCTAACAGCTGCTGCGTTAAAGATAAACTCACCATCGCTTAACATAGCTGGTATCTTGTCTCCTTTTTCTCCACCAGGGCCTGTAACCAACTCTTCTCTTTGAGGATACTCAACGCCATTTTCTCCTGTTCCATCTGCGTAACCATTTACATAGGTTCCGTCTTTAGCATAAAGCTGACTTGTTATTCTTCTTTGAGGTGTTTTATTTCCTGCTTCGTCATATAAACCCAATTCATCTACATAAGTTGCTTCTTTAGGAGGAGCGACTAATGGTGAGAAAGGCACGCCTTTCATTTGTGAATAAAGTTTTGATACTTCGCTTGGATAAAATCTGTAAGCAGCGGGCGTTTCATCCCTTGCATCAATAGAAATATCTAATCCAGGCTCAGTGTCAGCATAGTTTAATTTAGAAGGATCTGTACCTTCGGCTATTCTGTCTGTTTGTGGAGCTCCATAACCCCTAGCAAAAGCATCTCCAAAAGATATAGTAGGATTTATAGACTCATTATATGCATCTGGATCATTTTGAGCTTCTCTGTAACGTCTTACAGCTTCTTCGTATTCCTTTCTTTCTTCGTCAGTCATGGATACATCTTCATATCCGTCTTGAAAATTAAAACCAAAACCAGTAGCAACCCCGCCGTCATCCATATACATAGGCATCATAGGGGCAAGTCCTCCACCCATATATCCAGGGACATCATATCCAAATCTATTTTCAACTAACGCTGGATTTTCTTTTGCTAGGGCCATTAA